AAAGAGGTGAAAAATGGACAGATGCTATTGACGCATACGAACAAAGAAATTTTAATGAAGGCGGTTTAGCCGGTATGCTCGGAGAAACACAACCGCAAATACAACAAGTTGGTGCTGCATCTGATAGAGAAGCATTAATTCTAGAATTGTATGATGCAGCAGGCGGGTTTGATGGAACTGGTAAAACATTTTCAGAATTTATGGCAGATGTTATGTATGAAGGAGATTACATTTATGCAAAAGGCGGCAGAGTAGGTCTTAAAGGTGGTGGAATGACACCATCTGAAAAATGGATGAGAGATTATTATTTTGACGGTAAAGGTGGCTATGATCAATGGATGAGCTTTCAAGAATTTCAAATGGGACCTGGCGTTGAACTTTGGAACAGGCATATTGGAAAAGCTGAAGGCGGCATTATCGGTTTAAAAGAAGGTGGCTCTCTTTTGGAAAAATACAAAAAGGTCGCTCCTAAAGGACCATGGACCAGGGGCCTAACAGATATGGAAATAACTTTTGAACTATATAATCTATTAGAGCCTTATATGAGTTTATTTATGAAAGAAGGTGGACGGGTTGGTTTTAAAGAAGGTAAAGGAATGTCTAGAAGAGCATTTTTAAAATTAATGGGCGCAGCTGCAGCTTTACCTGTGGTTGGTAAATTTTTTAAATTAGCAAAACCAGCATCTAAAGTAATGGATGATATTAAAATAACTTTAAGAGGAGATGGTGATTGGGAACAAGATATAGATGGATACTGGTCTGGTGGTAATTGGGTTAATTACTCATTTGAAGCTTTAACAGATAAAGGAAGAAAAATTTTAAATAAATTAACTAAAGGAAAAAATGCTAGTTTAGTAGATCAAGGAGATGGTGTTTATTTTCCTGGGAAAGTGGTTAAAAGTAAAAGTCATGTAGGAGGACAATATTTAACTGACGAAGCTGACCATGCAGTCGATGCAGTAGACGCTATAAAAAAATCTAAAGGAAATATAAGTTTAAATACAAGAGTAGGAAAAAATACTAAAGGTATAGATAAATCTCAAAAAAAATACCCAGGCGAGTCAACAGACTCTACAGAATATTTTAAAACATACAGCAGTAAAAATATAAATAAACAAAATATATTAGATGAAGCAGATGATATGTGGGTAGGTGATTATGGAGGATATAGAAATAAAGGATTCTATGATGAGAGTGTAGAAGATATTATAGATATAATCACTAAAAAAGCCGAAGGCGGAAGAGTGGGTTTATATAAAGGTGGTATTATAGATTTATTAATTAAAGGTGGAAAATTTTTAAATAAAAATAGTCCTGTTGAACTTTATAAAAAATATTTAAAAAGTGTTAAAGATAGAACTTTAAAAGCAAACGAAACAGGAAAATTTACAGATCTACCACTTGAAGTAATACCTATTGCATCAGCAGGTGCTTTAGTTACTAATTACTTAAAGAAAAAATTAAAATCTTTAGATGAAAAACCTGAAGAAAAAGCCGAAGGCGGAAGAATTGGCCTAGATACAGGAGGACCTCCTATTGAACCTTATTCAACAAGTGATCCAAAAGCAGCTGCAAAAGAAATGGCTAGAAGATATATTGATAGGACAGTAGAACCAGCTAAAGTTCCAATCGATAAAGATATTCAATTAATGTTTGATTTAGATAGAGCAAAAATAGGAGGAACTAAAGATTTTTTAGGCGGTGAAATAGATTTTGGTATTAATAAAGGTTTTGGTCGGGATGATATGGGATATGGCTTTAATTGGAGCAAAAAATTTTCAGATGGGGGCTCTGTTTTACAAAGACCTATGTTTTATCAAGGTGGTTTAACTAAAACTGTTCCACCTGAAAGAGGACCTATGCCACAAGGGTTGCAATCTGATGTATATGATGGTATAATGCGTCTAGGAGTTATTAATGGCAGAAATTGATAAGAATCTCCCGAATACAGATCTACCTTCTGTTGTTGCACCAGACATGGACGTAGAAGTAACGGACGAGACAAAATTAGTAGAATCAGACAACGTTGAAGCAACCGAGCTTCCTGATGGGGGAATGGAAATAAACTTTGATCCTAATTCAGGAATCAAGGTCCCCGGAACTGAAGCCCATTTTGATAATCTAGCAGACTTACTTCCCGATGAAATTCTGACGCCAATTGGATCAGAAATGCAAGCAAACTATATGGACTATAAAATGTCCAGAAAAGAATGGGAAGATACTTACATTAAAGGACTAGATCTTTTAGGATTTAAATACAGAGTTAGAACAGAACCTTTTCAAGGAGCAAGTGGTGCGACACACCCAGTTTTAGCTGAAGCTGTTACACAGTTTCAAGCAATGGCTTATAAAGAATTATTACCATCAGATGGACCTGTAAGAACTCAAGTTATGGGTTTATCTACTCCACCTAAAGAACAACAATCACAAAGAGTTAAAGATTTCATGAACTATCAGTTAATGGATCAAATGGAAGAATACGAGCCAGAGTTTGATCAAATGTTATTTCATTTACCATTATCAGGTTCTACATTTAAAAAAATTTATTATGACGATTTACTTCAACGAGCTGTATCTAAGTTCGTTCAAGCAGATGATTTAGTGGTTCCGTATTCAGCAACCTCATTAGATGATGCGGAAGCCATTATTCATGTTTTAAAAATTCCAGAAAACGAATTAAGAAAACAACAAGTTTCCGGATTTTATCGAGATATTGATTTAGGAAAACCTCCTGTCGTTGAAGATAAAGTTGAAGAAAAAGAAAAGGAACTAGCTGGAACTAAAAAAGTTGGTAAACAAGAAGATGTATATACATTACTTGAATGCCATGTAAATTTAGATCTAGAAGGTTTTGAAGATGTTGGTGCCGATGGCGAACCAACTGGAATAAAATTACCTTACATCGTTACAATCGAAGAAGGTAGTAGAACAGTTCTTTCTATTAGAAGGAACTATGCACCCAATGATCCAAACAAAAAGAAAATCCAATATTTCGTCCACTTTAAGTTTCTGCCAGGACTCGGATTTTACGGTTTTGGACTCATTCACATGATTGGCGGATTGAGCCGTACTGCAACTGCGGCTCTCCGTCAGTTATTAGATGCAGGGACATTATCAAATTTACCGGCAGGATTTAAGCAACGAGGCGTTCGTATTAGAGATGAAGCACAACCATTACAACCAGGAGAATGGAAAGATGTTGACGCTCCAGGTGGAAGTTTAAAAGATTCATTTTTTAATCTACCATACAAAGAACCATCACCTACATTATTACAATTAATGGGAATTGTGGTTCAGGCAGGTCAGAGATTTGCCTCGATTGCTGATATGCAGGTCGGTGAAGGCAACCAACAAGCAGCTGTTGGAACGACTGTTGCTCTTTTAGAACGTGGTTCAAGAGTAATGTCAGCAATCCATAAAAGGCTATATGTTGCACTTAAGAATGAATTTAAGTTACTTGCAAAAGTATTTGCTACATATTTGCCACCTGAATATCCTTATGATGTTGTAGGCGCTGCAAGAACTGTTAAAGTACAAGATTTTGATGATAGAGTAGATATTTTACCTGTTGCTGATCCAAATATATTTTCAATGCAACAACGTGTTACATTAGCACAAACAGAATTACAATTAGCAATGTCTAATCCTGGTATGCATGATTTATACATGTCGTATAGAAAAATGTATGAAGCTATGGGAGTAAAAGATATAGATCAAATTTTACCACCACCAGCACCTAAAATTCCAAAAGATCCGGCATTAGAAAATATTGATGCAATTACTGGTAAACCTTTTCAAGCATATCCAGGTCAAGATCATAGAGCACACATAACTTCACACTTGCATTTTATGGCTATGAACATGGTTAGAAATAATCCACCTATCATGGCTGCTTTAGAAAAAAATATATTAGAGCACATTAGTATAATGGCTCAAGAACAAGTACAAATGGAATTTCCTCAAGAGTTTCAAATGTTAGCACAAATGCAACAAGCTGCACCTATGAATCCACAGATTCAACAACAAGTGCAACAAATCACTCAAAAGATAGAAGCTAGAAAAGCTGTACTAATTGCTGAGATGATGAATGAGTTTATGGAAGAAGAGAAAACTATTACTTCTCAATTTGACCATGATCCATTATTAAAGATTAAATCAAGAGAAGTAGACTTAAAAGCTATGGATACTCAAAGAAAAGATCAAGAAATGAAGCAAAGAGGCGAAATAGATAGAGCTAAACTAGTTCAAAACAAAGATATCAATGATGAGAAGCTTGAACAAAACGAAGATTTAGCTATACTACGAGCAGATACATCTTTGGTCAAACAGCAAATGGGTGATCAAAATAGAAAAGATATTGCGCGTATGAAAGCTAAAGATGTTAAAGTATTAAAAGGACCAAAAAGTTAGGAGCAACAATGGCAAAAAGCAACGATAAAAGCGCTGCACAAGGAGTTAACCACAAACAATTCATCAATAAAGATGGATACCCAAAAGGTGGCGTACCGGTTAAAATTCCTGAAGGCATTCCAACTACTAATAAAGTAAATGGACAAAAGAGAATGCTTGCAGAAAAAAGATCTACTGTAAAGTGGTACTAGTATGTGGTTTAGCGCATTAAAGCTGGGATTAAACGCAGCAACGCACATCTATAAGAAAAAACAAGAGACTAAGATGGCGATGGCTGACGCACAGCACATGCATGCTTCTAAGATGGCCCGAGGGGAGAGCGAGTACCAGGGCAAATTGTTAGAAGCCCGACAATCGGACTGGAAAGACGAGTTCGTGTTGATCGTGTTAACGCTCCCGATATTAGTGATCGCCTGGGGGGTCTTCAGTGACGATCCGGGTGCGGCTGCAAAGATAAAAGAATTCTTTGAACAGTTCCAACAGCTCCCGTCATGGTTCACAAATTTGTGGATTCTTGTCGTGGCGAGCATTTATGGTATAAAGGGAACGCAAATATTTAAAAACGGAGGAAAGAAATAATGGCATTAAAAGAAAAAATTAAAGTTATTAAAAGTGTTAAGCCTAAATTAGGTTTAGAAGGTAAAAAAGCATACCTTAAAATGCTTAAAAACAAGCGTTTTAACAAAAGAAAGAAGTAGACAAAAGTCGTTAAATTTAATATAAGGAGAAACTATGAGAAACGATTATGGCACAAGATGGACTCCACCTAGATTTAAATCTGGAGGCTCTGTATCTAAAGGTAGTCC